CCCAAGCCCCACCTTTCCGAATCCGCAGTTATCCCATTCTACTCGCATTACGGCTCAGTGCTTCCTGCTAACACCGTACTGGTACTCGTCCGGCACAGGACCACCACCCCTTTGTATGCTAGCCCCTTTTTTATCCAACACGATTAGACTATCCAAGTCTATCACGTTCCATAACTCTTCAGGTTTATCCATCCTGTCATTTGTCCCTGCTACTCGTTTTTGTTTTTTTGGCTTACCAGATGTATGGAAGCTGAAGGACATTGTATCGCTTTGATAAACCAACTGCCTCCAGCCAGAGGCCCAAAAACAAAAGTCCTCACTTTCACCACTATTGCTGTCGTAAGTCTTTATGATATGTAGGTGAGGTGATCTGGAGCGTACCCTTCTTGACCAACACACCATACTATATTCCTTTAGCTTGAGGTTTTCTCTAACACCGTCGCTCACAGAATACTTCTCTGCGTAATCGCGTGTATGCCGTTGTAGTAACCCTCCCCATCAAGCCCTTCTAGCATGATGACACCCCTCCACCACTGATGCTCCGTATCAGCGCACCACGTTTCTGTATAATCCGGGTGACTGAAGCATCCAGCCGATAGACCAAATATCTTTTGGCCGTCTGGCCTTGTTTGCTCACTATGATTGTATAGGTGAGAATGGCCCTGCACAGCAGAGCAATGCAACTTGGATATTAAAGCATGCCCTATATGCACAGAGCTGATGGGCCTACCCATGATACCAGACGTAAAGTAATGGCTAAACATAATATTGCCTACACTCAGGGCTCGTTTAAAAGGCGTTACCTTCCAAGGGTATTTATTATACTGTAGGTCCTTTAACCCAATAGTCCCATCCAATTCAGGAGAGGCGTTAGTAGCCTTGTTAATCCTGTCCTCATGGTTACCAACAACCATATACCACTTAGCGGAGTATCCACGCGCCTTCTTTACGTGATGGAACAACCGCTCCTGTGCGTCCAACACAACATCCACATCCTTCTGATACCTCCTACCTTCAAACCCCCTAGTCCCTCTGTCATATGAAGACAGACTAGGCATATCCCCTAAATCACCCATACAGACAACTATGTGAGGTCTGGCAGAGGCTATAAACTTACCTAGCGCCTCGAACCTAGTGTTGTCGTAGTCTGGGTGAGCATGTGGGTCACCTATGATAAGTAAATTAGTGCTTCCTTTCTTCTGCATCTGGCCCCCATAGAGACTCGTAGTCGTGTTTTGCTGCTGGGTTAATGTCTGGGTCAAACAAATCCTTTAAAGTCTCCCACACGGCCCTCTCGTGGACGCTAAGGGCATCTTGTGCGCTACTCTCTAGAACCTCCGTAACTACAGCGTTGAACTTACCGCTTTTTAGAAGCTCCTCTATTGTAGTTAAAGAGGCTTGCGTGTGGAATACAACCATCTCTGTGAATACTCTTGCTTGGTCAATTTTCAACGCCTTAACCTCTTGTTTAGCACTAGAGCAGCCCTGAACGCTAAGAAATCCTCTTCTATAGAGTCCGATGAGCCGACTTGGAATTTACCACTGTTCTTATCGAAGCGCAGCACGTAGGTGCAGTCAACCTTCCGTCCGTAGATTAGCTCCACTATCTTCGCATAGGCAGCACACTGTATTTTATGCTCAGGATATATTTTTGCAGATGTTTTGAAGTCGATGACGCAAAACTCTCCATCCACTTCAGCAACCGCGTCAACAGTCCCGGCATACTTTAGCTCTGGGTGGAACAACCTTTCCTCTGTAGAGATCCATTTAACATTACTCGCCTCAAGCCATTTGTAAAAAGCATCTATGGACTTCTGCGCCTTCTTGTTTTCTGGCATATCAGGTGGATCATGGTCAATATGCAGGCATGACAGAATAAACTTCTCAACATAATCGTGGACAGTAGTGCCTATACCGGCAGCCTTACTAGCCGCCCTTGAATGCGCCTTTGTAATACCAACCCCCATATCATCATGGCTTAGACTGCCAAATGAATACAGGGGGGTATCACCTAACTTACCCCAGATAGCCTTGTCCACCTCTATCGTATTCTCTTTAAAAAACTTAGAGCCTTCCGACGCAGCCCAATAGACTAAGGCTGGCTTAGAGACTATGTTCAGGACTTGGGTTGTCGAGGGTATGACATCACCGTTGGGCAGCTCATACCTGTGTCTACTAGCTTCAAAGTGAAGCGTACAGGACTGCCCGTCAGCAAAGTCTATCGTGTACTTCACTAGTATGGGTCTGCGTCAGCACCCGGAACGTATTCTGGCACAGGGGGCGCGGACTTCTGGCCAACATAAGGCTCTGAGAACCGCATCTTTATGTACTTCTTACCTCCCTGAGATACATTATTCCATGCAGATACTTGCCACTGCTTCCCGTTCACAAGACCCTCCCCCGTCATGTCTGGTTTTTTGTCACCGGGTTCCTTGTAACTATTGTTAAATAACGCCACTTCATTGTTGTTCGGTGTAAATGAACTCATTCGTTTTGCCCTCTTTAAAGACTGTTCATGTTCTAACTGTTGTTGGTGAAACCATGCTTCCATGGTTCCTTCTTCTTCCTCTAACCACTCCCTAGATACACTGGAACTGGTCATTAGAATACCTTGGCTTCTATCCTCGCGTTCGCTTGCATTGTTCTCCATACTTCAATCGTAGCCTCCGCTGTTTTAAACTTCTGCCCTAAAAAAGACTCTTGCTCGATGGCAACCTTCAGCCCCTCCAGCAACGCCCTGTAATCCTGATGATTATACGCCCATGCTTCTTTGTATGCAACACTGCCAGCAGGCGCCTCTAGAAATATCTCTGAGTGCTTCGTTTTTAAGAACTTCTCCAAGGCTATTTTGTTTGCTCTAGCTTGCGCTAGTTCTTTCGCGTTGCCTCGCATCCAGTCTAAAACATCCTCCACTTGCTCACTAGAAATCATTTCGACCAAAACCCTCCTTCCTCTTCTTTCTCTCCTAATGCACCATGATGGAACGCTAAACGCAAGGTATTAAAGATCATCGTTGGCTGGTGTTGTATTGCATCGAACCCTTTAGTTGATGGTGGGTTGTGCATAACGTGGTGGCACTCATGGCACAAGGGCATCGTCAAATAGTCAGATGCTTTTTGACCAGCCCCTCCACAATGAGGGGCCATGATAGCCGTCAAATGGTGCGCCACAATAGTGTCATCCATTATGTTGCAGTTGCCACAGGGCAGGGTTGCAACCCAGTCACGATACTTCTTGCTTTCCCATCTTTTAATCTTAGGTATCATATTAATTATACGTACACCCCTTCGCCTAGATAAATCCCATTTCCGAAGTCAAGATCACGCATGTGCGCCCACGGATCATGGCCATTATCCCTGCATGGTGGGACGTTTTTTCTTAACCAATTGATAGCGTCTTTTTTACTTTTTGACTTGTGGTAAAGTTCGAAAGAGTGCATCACTAACCACCCAACCTTATCCCCCCATTTCATGTCCGGTGTTACCGTCCATGTGTCGCCCTCCTCGTCGTGCCTATAAAAGACTTTGTACCCTTGTAGTTCGCACAATTTTTCATATAAGTGAAATTTTTCAAGGAATTCGTAATACTCCCCAGTTGGAGTGCCTGAGTCCTCACTTCGAGGTAAACAACCCTGATGAATTTCTCGGATTCTTATGTCTATCCCGTCTGGGGCATCATCTATAGGCATAGGCTTAGGTGTGCCTGTATCCCATTTCTTGCCTTTGTAGTATTGTGATGATTTATGGTTTTGGTTCACGTAAGAACCCTTACGCGAAAGACATTCTATCCATTCTTGCGAATTCATATGCTACAGACTCCTGATAAACACTGTTCCTCAGAGTTGTCCTCAAACACCACGCCACGCTTAGAATGCGCCTCCTTGTAGTCAACCGGGCTAATAGGCTGACCTCCCCTAGAGCCATCTGGGTAGATCGTTAGACCCCTAAGCTGCGGAGCGTACTTGCGAAAAATCTTAGCGTACTCCAACACCTTGTCCTCGTTGTTGTATTCAGTACCCCAAGCTGGGATATTTATAGTAGAACTAATCCCATGGTCAACAAACTTTTGCACATCTGCTTGGAATTTAACACGCCGCTCAAAATCCTTAGCTAAATCAACTGCGGACTCTATGTCATCTGGCGAGATACCAGAATCCACTAGGGTTTGGGCTGCACCGTCAACGACAAATTGATACTTCCATTTTGTCCCATCCGTAAGGAAGCGTCTGCGGTATGCCACGGCGTAGATTGGCTCCAAGCCACTCCCTCCGCACCCGGCGAGGATGCTAATAGTCCCTGTCGGAGCGATTGCTCTGTATCCCTTAGGACGATTGAGAAAAAGTCTGTCACAATGCTCGTCAGCGGATCGCTTACTTTCTGATTCATATACTTTCATCCATTGTTTTAGTTCATCCACCATCTCATAACGGTGGCCCCGCTTTAACAACCATTCATGTATACCCATAAGGCCAAGCCCTATTCTGCTATTCTGCTGCCTAACCTGAGCCACCTTATCATAGGGTAGTTGCGCTCTGATTAAACCACAGACAAGAAACTTAGAGCCTAGCCGAACAACATCTTTAAATTCTGCCACAGACTCTATAGCTGCCATGTTTATAGAGCCTAAGTTACAACAGTCAGAATCATCTTCCGACGAAATTTCCGTGCACGCATTTCGAAGAGTCTCATTGGTTTTCTCCCCGAAGTTAAAGCTAAATCCGGGCTCACCAGTCATCATAGCCTGCCTGACATTGGCTATAAATATATCGTCATCGTCCCCGTTCAGCCAGATATCATCATAGTTCAGACTAACATTCATCATATCAAGCTGCGCTGGGTAGTTGAAGTCTGCCTTCTTAGCGTCAGCTACACTAAAGTTAGTACCAGCTATAGTCATATCGTGCCAGTTTTTAGCTTTAAGTAGGTCCCAAGCGTCTTCGTGCTTCCAGTCCATAGACCCGTACAGGGCTGATCGCCTACTACCTCCCTGCATCACATTACGGCCCACCTCGTTTAGGGTGTACAGTAGTGGTAGGGGGCCAGAGGCTACGCCACCAGTCTTCCTTAGACCTCTCCCTGAGGGCCTAGCGATGGACACATCGACACCAATACCGCCTCCCGTCATCAGACAGGACATAGCGCGTTGTGTTACCCCGGCCCACTCCTCTCGCGTATCCTCCTCCAGACGCAGCAAGTAGCAGTTATTGTAGAACCTCGCTTCCCGGCCAGCATACCAAAGATACCTCCCTCCGGGCATGAACTTAAACTCATTTATATATTGAGCAAGCTGATCCCTGTCAGACTTACCCATGAGGTTGTTTTTAGCGCCGTCGCTATCACCACAAACACTATTTACAACGGTGTTTGCCTTGTCCTGCCACGTTTCATACGGATTTGATGCGTATTTCTGTTTGAATATATTAGCGCCGAATTCTGTTCTAAACATTATAGTAATACTCCCCTGTTACCCCTTTATCAAAATCCCAAATCGGCCCAACACGTGGCATTTCCTTAGCTTGCTTAGAGTGGTTGGCGCTACATGTGCTTTCCCTTACTTTGGTGTACGTGGAATACAAAACGTCCCCATCCATTTCCTCAAACTCTGCCAGAAAGATTTCCACGACGCGCAACAAGTCTTGCATACAGGACTCTACCTTTTCATTGTCGATGTCCTTTTCGTACTCATCCTTACGCCGCGTTGCTGTATTCTTCTTTCCACTCATTGGTAGACTCCCTATCTCGTTGTTCCATCAGTTTATCAAACCCCTCTGGGGTAGCCCAACTAGCTGGCTTCTTCTGAGCGTCAAAGGCAGACGCATGGTATCCGTACCTAAAAATACCCCACATGACACCACATCTTTTAAATGCATCGCTTAGACCGCCCTTAGCGCCTTCAATGCTGGTATCGTCTGCTCCGTCACACTTACCAATCCACTTACCCTCCATAAAGCACTCTATCTTGCACACCATGCGCTCACCCATGTACTCATAGCTGGACTGCCACCCACTAGGGCCAAAAACCTCATCTAAACGGTCTTGTACGTCCCTAGCCGTGATGTACACAAGCTCCTTACCGCCGCCTCCCTTCCTCCACTTTAACTTAGACTCAGCAAACGGCCTTTTTAATCGGCGCTCTATGTGATCCATTTATAACTCCTCTTGCTCAGACATCAAGGGCTGTCTAGTTGCCCGTACAAAATCCTCTATTTTTGCGATGACATACATATCTGATTTATTGAATTCCCCCAGAACAACTACGGGTATCTTGCCAGACTTTGCAGACCCTGTAACCGCTTGTCCAACAGCATGTTGAAACAGCCATGCCGGTAAGGACTTGCGATACTTGCATTCTATCCCATAAGTGGGGTGGCGTATATCCAATTCTTTACGTCCTGTAATAGGAATCCTCTCCCCACCGAACTTAGCAGCTACACGCCGCTCAAACCTTTTCCAGTTACTCATCTTCGTCGTAAACCTCCTCGTTCATTGCCAGCTTAACGGGTCGCTGTCCTCCAGTCAACAGATTTAAAGAGGCCATGTCCAAGTCTAGTTGAAACTCGGCTTCAGCCATGTCCCAATGTCTAGCTTTTGATATAGCGATCCACGCGTCCGGTGTATCATCACCCTCTTCATAGTAGCGCCCCATCAATAGAACATTATCTACGCGATCTGCCAACTCCCCCGCACCCCTGATCGAAAAGCGATCTATCTTATCCCTGATAGACATCGACTTACGCGCATGGGCAATTAGTAGAATGTGGCACTCTAAATCCCTACACACATCAGCTATTTCACAGACTACCTGCTTCTGTTTGGTGTAGTCATCATTAGCTATGCCACTAATGGTCATCAGGCTGTCAACAAGTATGAAGGACACCCCCAGCGTATCAACAGCGTATCTAATAACTGACATTAAAGCGGGTAAGTCTACACTGCCCTGCTTATCAAAGAAATACAAACGATCACGCGCCCAAGCGTTAAACCCTAGCCCGAAGTCAAGCGTTGGTTGCATATCTAGGGAGGCTTGGCGCCACATTCTTGCCAACTGGGACTTCGGACTCATCTCTAAAGATACAGATAAGCATCTATATCCCTGATCCATAGCCCCCAAAACTACCTGTCCTGCCGCGAGGCTTTTCCCTGCACTATTGATGCCAGCCAAGATCGTGCATTCTCCTCCGCGCAATCTAAACTTACCATGATCTCCCCACGGGAGCTTAACACCTGTTACATGCTCTCCTACAAGGTAGTAATCTAGGACCTCTTTGGTGAAGTGATTGGCTGATTTTATGCTTTTTGATTGATCCCCTGACAGGTACGGACTTAGGTTGTCTTCAAATAGTTCAATAGGCTCTATTGCTCTTTTTGCACTCAATGGTCTTCCTCCAATTCATTGTCTGGTTTCATCTCCTTACTGCCCATACCCGCCATCAAAGCCCTCAAGTCGAAGAGGGTATCATCTAAGTCATCATTTAACGCCCTACAGGCGTTGTGTATTGCCGTGTAAGCGCTAAACGTAAGACCCGTGGCTATCTCTTTTGTTACATTGTCTAGTGTTGTATCCAACATATCTACCATACTATGTACAACATCTACTGCATTTTCATGCACTTCATCTATGCTTGGTTTTCTTTTCGCTTGGATCATTTTTAAATACCCAGTAGTCAGTGTCCTCTAAATTGCTGGAAAAGTTGTAGCCCCTAGGCCACACAGTCCTAAACCACCCACGGAGTGTATCATACTTTTTGCCTGTCGCCACACCCATTGTTTTCCAATCCACATGGGCAAACCCTAGACCACCTGACCGGGTATTAGCCACAGGCGGCTCCATTAAATTCTCGTAGGTCTTTTCGTCATCGTCTGTTAGGTTGCTTAAAGCGATTTCGCGGTATGCGTAATCCTGCGTTTCCCCCTCTAATACTCTAACCTCTTGGAACTTCAGGTATACAAGCCATGCTTGCTCTAAAAACCAGTCCTTATCCCCTGTGTCATTCTCATCGATAGGGAGACCTTTTATTTTTTCAATATTATTTAGGCACCTGTTTAGAAAGTAATCCACAGGCTTGGCTCTGCCCTTACGCATAAGCCCGTACTCTAGTTCCCGTACGGTTTTTAGTAGCTTGCTGGCCTTTTTATAGCTAACAATATGTCCCGTCTTTCTCATATCTGCACCAATAGGTAAAAGTTGCGGTGGTTACAGTACCGAGCCAAATGAATACCCTACAGGGGTCCCGGTACTGTATTTAGGGTGCCACCGCCCACCCTTGGAGATTACCCCTGCAGGCTGTTCTCTATAGGGCAACTTGCTTTCTCTATATGACGTATAACTCGCGTTTCTACATTAGAGGCCCTAACTCTATCACAAGAAGGTATAACTCGCAACCCCCTCTATAAGGGATCATAGTTCAGACGCTCCCATAAGGGTCTACAACTACACCCTTATGTCCACTCGTCAAACTCCTTCATGTCATCCAAGCCCCCCACTTGAACTAAGTGTTCTTTCTTCTCAAATTTCCGATACCACCCATCGCGTTCTGACCCTATCAATTCTTTCTCTTGGCACACCACGCATACGGCCACATCTCCATACGGCTCATCATCATCTTCCATCAATTCTGCGTTGCAGTTTATGCATACCCATGCAATTGCCATTAATCCCTCTCCATGAGGCTTTATTTGGACGCTAAGGATACACTAGTAATGCGATTGAAATCAGTGTAAATTTATGGCTAGAACATGGTATTATCATGGTTCTTTTCACTACTTGACCCTTAAAATGGTCACACAGGGGCTCCTTAATGACATAAAGAGTATGGAAAGTTATACAGAAATTGTGCACAGGGTTATCCACAGGGTAAAACCACACTAAGATCTTGATTTTAAAGACAAACTAAAAGTTATCCACAGAAAATGCCGTGCCTTATTATAGGTTTCTTATAACTCTATACTATAATACTATACTATTGTATTATACTAGCAATTACCGTGCCACAGACCTTAGAAAATCCACACAAGGGAAAACACCGCACAAGGCGAAATCTAGCGGCCAAGCATTCAGAATTCAAGCCCAAGCGAATAAAACCCGTTACCGTGTATAAACGCTCAAAATATAGGTTGACAAGCGGCTATGATCTAGGGTAATCTCTATTTTCTAATAAATCTTGGAGATTTACCGTGCACGTTAGCACCATGTCAGGAAAGTTAAAGGGTATACCGGCTGTAAATTGCAACACCCTGTCAAATTCTTACTGCGGTACAATGCGGAAGTCTGGTACTGAAAAAAAGAAAGTAATATGTAAAATGTGTTACTCTGCTGCAA